TAAAGTGTGTTATTATAACAGCATAATAAGAAAAAGGAAACACATGTTTACAATAGCAACTGAAAGATTAGCAATAGAAGATTACGTTAGCAAAAACTATATACATGATTTTGTTTATCAAGATGCAATTGGCTTTGAAGCATTGGATTATTATTTGACAATGCATGAATCAGTAATGCTAGAGTTTATATGTACCTACTTAGACAACCAAAACGGTATAGCAACACCGTATCCAAAGTTGCCGATGACAATATAGATAGAAAGATGACGATGAAATATAACAAATACGAAAAAACAATACTTACAGACTGCGATGGTGTACTACTAGATTGGGAGTGGGCATTTAATTGTTGGATGATACAACATGGATTTGAAACTACAGAAGGATACCAGTTCAAATATGATATGGCTGAACGTTATGGTATTCCAAAAGAGCAAGTAAAAAAACTTGTAAAGACCTTTAATGAAAGTGCCGCAATAGGATTTCTTCCAGTACTACGTGATGCAATGTACTGGGTCAAGAGGCTACATGAACAACATGGTTATACATTTATATGCATAACAAGTCTAAGTCTAGATGAAAATGCTTACAAACTGCGTGAGATGAATCTACAAAAAATGTTTGGTAAAACTGCATTTAGTAAACTGGTATGTTTGGATACAGGTGCAGACAAAGATGAAGCACTGAGCAAGTATGCAGGTTCAAACTGTTACTGGTTAGAGGACAAAGTTGAAAATGCAACTGCTGGTTTGCAATTTGGACTTAGACCTATACTGATTGAACATGGACACAACATGAATGCAGATGTTGATTATCCAATATGTAAAAATTGGTTAGAGGTTTACAAAACTGTAACACAATCTTAATAAAACTGTAACATTTATAGCCTTAAATACCCTGTAAACACAACTTTTAACAAGAGGACATTATGGACCAACTCACACTGTGGATGGCACTAGGCTTTTTATTTGCTGGCTATTCAGTTATTGCTAACGATTCAGTACAAACATTAGGTACATGGATAGCAAGTAACAATCAAAGATTTAAGTGGACGACAATGTGGGCTGCCGCAAGTGCAGTTCTATTATGGTGCCTTTGGTATGGATGGTATACCAATGGTGGAGATATAAGTTATGGTAGACTTACAAAGATTCCATTTCAAGAAATACAATGGTATCATGCGGCGGCGCCGTTGGTATTATTACTGTTAACAAGGATAGGCGTACCAGTTAGTACGTCTTTTTTAGTTTTAAGTGCCTTTGCAAGTACATTTATATTAGAGAAAATGCTTGTAAAATCAATCATGGGTTATGCAGTAGCAGGAGTATTTGCTTATTGTTTATGGATACTAATTGCACGTTGGTTAGACGAACGTAATGATCCTGTAAAAGAAGAACACAAAAAGTATTGGCGTATAGGACAATGGGTAACCACAGGCTTCTTATGGTTCACTTGGCTAAGTCATGACGTTGCCAACATAGCAGTATTTTTACCAAGACAAGTTCCATGGGATATGATGATAGGTGTAAGTTTAGTATTTGTACTAGGCTTAGGATTTATGTTCCGTGAAGGTGGAGGAAAGATACAAAAGATTGTATTGGAAAAGCAACACACTAGATATGTACGAAGTGCATGTATTATTGATGCCGCATACTTTTTATGTTTATACTTCTTTAAGGAACTAAACAATATTCCAATGTCAACTACTTGGGTGTTTGTTGGATTGCTATGTGGTAGAGAACTAGCAATTAGTACAATGAGCAACGGATCATATAGATTAAAGAATGTGTTTCCTATTGTAGGCAGAGACTTTATGAAGATGATGATAGGCTTGGGTGCAAGTTTAGGAATAGTACTAGCAATACACTATGTGATAGTTCCAAACGGACTATAAATTACACAATATCGACGTTGATGCTAAATAAACGAACGGCAACAGCGTCGATATTTTTTTGACTAAAATTTTTTTTGACTAAAGGAAACAAAAATGACACAACTAATAGACCCAAGCAAATTCACTTCCACAGTTGGCCTTTTAAGGTCATTTTTTTTGGAAAAAGGATTTCTTGAAGTTCACACACAAAACAGATTGAGCATACTAGCCGCATGTGAAGATCCATTCAACGTAGCAACATACAATTACGCAGGCCAAGTATGGCCATTACCGCAAACCGGCCAGATGTGGTTGGAACATGAATTATTAAGTAGCCCCGACAGTAAGGGGTTTTTTTGTGTCTCCACTTCCTACAGACAAGAGCCAAATGCAATCCCAGGTAGACACGATATAATATTTCCAATGTTTGAATTTGAAATGCCAGGCAGTGTAGATGATTTAAAAGCCATGGAGTATGAACTATGTGAATACTTAGGCTTTGGTAACATTACAGAAAAGACCTATGCCGAATGGCAACAACATTTTGGACTAGGTGCTGATACAGAAATGGAAGCAGAACACGAACTAAAGATGGAAGAAGAGTTTGGTCAAACACTTATTACAAACTTTCCTGAGCTAACATCACCTTTCTGGAACATGGCTAGAAACAATGATGGTAATACTGCAAAGAAGATGGACGTTATACTAGGTGGTATGGAAACTATCGGATCAGCAGAACGCTCATGCGATGTTGATATGATGCGTGATACATTCCATTCAATCACAGATGGTGCATACTCAAAACTACTGTTCGAACTGTTCGGCAAAGATAGAGTAGAAGCAGAACTAGAAAAGTTTTTAGAGTTTGACTTCTTTCAAAGAGTAGGCGGAGGCATAGGTGTAACACGTATGATTCCTGCACTAGAAAAGATCAACAAGGTTTAAAGAATACTCTGGGATGGTGAAATTGGTAAACACGTACGGCTGTTAACCGTATGGTTGAATGTACTGCAATATATTTAACCTTGGAGGTTCGAATCCTTCTCCCAGAGCCAATTTTTAAGTTGCGTAGATCTCCAATACTGTATCAATTATAGGATGTCTTTGTATATCTCTGTTGTTCATATAACATACACTTAATCCATCGCGATGTGTTTCTAAACGTTTGCATAAGTCAATCAGTCCATTGTTGTGTACGGTTCTATCTGTTTGTTCAACATCGCCGGTAATAACTATTTTGCTATTCTCACCTATGCGTGTCATCAGCATTTTCATTTGACTAGGTGTAGCATTTTGCATTTCATCTGCTATAATCCAGGCATCCTTGAATGTACGTCCTCGCATGAAAGCCAGTGGTGATATCTCAATGGTTTGTTCGTCAAGCATGCGTGCTATTTCTTTTGCATTGTAGAATTCTCGCAGTACGTCAAACAAAGGTCTTGTCCACGGCTCCATTTTACTGTTCAAGTCCCCAGGCAGAAAGCCATGCTTTTCATCATCGACACCCACTGCTGGACGAGTCAGTACAATACGTTCACATGCACCATCTCTAAATGCTTTTATAGCCGCTAACATTGCAAGATAAGTTTTACCCGTGCCCGCAGGTCCAGTTGCCACAACAATACTCGTTTGTGCGTCTAGTAGGCTTAGTATAAGTTTTTCTTGATTGCGTGACTTCGGACGAAGTTCAATGTGTTTGCGTTTTAGTGCTTGGTTGAAGTTTATAGTATTGTCTTGTTCTTGTTGTCTGTGATATTTTGCTTTACGTTTAGCTCGAGACATTGTATCTCCTAGGTTAAAGGTTATTCGCTACCCACACTTATATTTAAAATAAAAACAAATAAGTTATACTGTGTGTAAAATCTGTGTATTCTTCACTAAATATATTAGCGGCCACAAAACATAATTGGACTAAATACTGTTAACGTAAAACAAAAGGCCAACAATGTCACTAAGCGATTCAGAATTTTTCAAAGACGGTTCCGACTATTGGATGGTTGCAGACAATATCAAAGGCATCTACATGAGTGATGGTAGTATGCAAGTACTGCTAGACTTTGAACGTGTGCTAAATGAACTAGATATATTTGCATTCCGCAATTGGGAACTAGGCGAACTGGTAGCAGGGCCAGAACAAGGTCCGTACAAAACATCATGTACATTTTTATGGCCACAAAACCTCATGCCAGACCCAAGAGGAGCAATGCGTTTACTGCCTTTTGATTGCGAAGTCAAGTGGAAAAAGACCAAGATGAAAGTTCCTGTAAAAGTTAAAAATCCAAGCGATTTCAAAGCAGGCACAAAGGTTGCAAGACTAACTGAGAAAGACATATGGCTAGTAGAAATTATTATGCCAAAGAGTCTTATGAGTGATATAAGAACTGGTAGCTTAGAACTAGAAGATGAAACAGTTGATCTGCAGGATCTAGATGATGCATACAGTGCAGACTTGGATCAACAAGCAGTTATGGACGCAGACGCACAAGCAGAAATGGATACAAATATCGATGTCCAAGTTTAATTTATCAGAAGGGCTAGGCTACAAAGACCTAGCAGGTATGCTAAAGAACACAATGTATATTGATGACTTTTCTTCAAAGATGGGCGATGATGATGAAATAATAGTTGCTAGTTTTTATGTGCGTGATAGACAAGCCGCAGTAGACTTGGTCAACTGGTTTGAAAAAGGCTATGACTTTGTACTTGATGCTGACATGAGCCCAGGTGAAGTAAAACCTAACAGATATCTTGTATACATAGAACTTAAACGTAGAAACTACACTGCTGACAACTTAGCCACACTTTTAGATGATTTTAACACACTAACCGAATATGAAGGTGATGGATGGACCATGGGCTATCGTGGAAAAGAAATGCCTTTTACTGTGGAACAATTCAACATGCTAGTTCCTACTTCTCCAAAAATCTATCGTGAACGTGAGCAGTTTGAACTCAATGAGATGAGAACTGCGGCTGGTATTCCTTCCAAGACTATATACAATAAAGTAAAAGCAAAAGACATAAAGAACTTATTAGCAAACGCAGGAATGTAATGCTTTATAAAAAGATTGTTGCTTTTGGTGACAGTTTCACACGAGGTGATGAGCTTGCTGATTGCGATATAGTCAGAAAAAACAATCAAAGATACAGTCTGTCAACTTGGCCAGCCGTACTATCTGGTTTGCTAAAAGCTGACTACGAATGTTTTGCAACCGGAGGAAGAGGTAACCAATGGATTAGTTGGATAATTACTTCTAACATACTTGCATACAAAGACTGTCTGTTTGTTATAAATTGGAGTTATTTTGGTAGATTTGATTTTTTAGAACAAAACGATAATTGGAATACACTAAGTCCAAATAAGAACGATAAAAGTTTTTATCAAAAAATTGACAGTGACATTTGGAACCTCCTTCGAAATTTGCAACTTATCTATACTACCATGTGTTTGCTAGAGCAAAATAACGTTAACTTTATAATGACCTGTCAAGATAGTACGTTTAACCAAACGTTTCAACAATTACGACCAGACGCAAAAGTTGGTGGAAACTGGACCAGAACTTTGAATTTATTACAATCACATGTTGTACACAAAATACAATCATTCAATGAATTACCTTTTCGTGAATGGTCAATTTATAACGGTTACCCAATTGGAACAAGAGGACATCCACTTGAAAAAGCTCATATAGAGGCCGCTAATTATATACTTGACAAGTGCAATAAATACCTATATAATAAGAGGATAGAATAAATGGATATTGATAAACTAAGAGAAGAGATTGCTTATGACGAAGGCTCAGTTAATGAAATATACCTCGACCATCTCGGGTTGCCTACTTTTGGTATTGGTCATTTGGTTATTGATAGTGATCCAGAATATGGACAACCGGTTGGAACACCTGTCTCAGAAGATAGATGCAATGAAGCCTTTGACAACGACGTCCAAACCGTCCTCGCAGACTGCAACATCTTATATCCTGACTTTGATGAACTCCCAGAAGAAGTCCAAAGAATAATTGCAAACATGATGTTTAACATGGGTCGCCCAAGACTTTCAAAATTCAAAGGCATGAAACGTGGAGTTGATGCCCGTGATTGGAACTCGGCTGCAGACGAAATGGTTGACTCAAACTGGTATAGACAAGTAACCAAACGTGCAGATAGACTTGTTGCACGTATGAGAGCAGTTGAATAGACGACCAATGAGAATTTATGCAGTGCTAATCATACTGGCAGTCCTAGGAGGCTGCGGATATGGAGTGTATCTCTACTATAAAGATACACAACAACGCATTGCGACACTACGAGAAAATGCAGTAAAACTTGAAACCAGCAATAAAAGTCTTACTGCACAAATCAGTGCCATGAAAGCAAATGCAGAAAAACAAGCCAAGTTAAGCAAAGAACTTAAAAACAGTTTAGAAGAAGCACGTAAAGCAAACACAGTGATAAAAGATTTGTTAGCAAAAACGGATCTAGTTAAAAACAGTTTGGCAGATCCACTAGCATCAGAGAAACGTATAAATGAAAAAATTGAATCCTTTTTTAATAGTATTGAGTCTGCTACTGTTAAGTAGTTGCTCATTAATACCTGAAAAAGAAGTTGTAACCAAAGTCGAAATATACAAGCCCACAATTGATATTGTAGAAAGGCCTGAGCAACTTACTCTGAAAGATGCAAATATTGTTGTGATTACGGAAAAGAATATACAAGAAGTAATACAACGTGTTAAAAATTCGCAAGGTACATTTGTTGTGTATGCACTTGATCCAAAAAGTTTTGAAGCACTGGCAATAAACATGGAAGAGATAAAGTTATACATCGAACAACAAAACAAAATTATACTTTATTATGAAAAGTCTGTCACAGAAGAGCTTGACAAAAGCACTAAAAAATAGTACAATACAATATGAATCCTTACACCATATTAGGCATTGCAAAGGATGCAACTGCCGATACTATCAAGCGAGCTTATAAGGAAAAAGCCAAACAACACCACCCAGACCGTGGCGGAGATGCTAACCGGTTTGCTGAGATCAGTAATGCATATGACGTGCTTAAAGATCCACAGAAACGCAGTGCCTATGATCATTATGGAACTGCTGATCCACAAAAACAAGGTTTTGGTTTTTCGCAGTCGCAAGGTCAACCTTTTGACTTTGATACAATATTCAATATCTTTGGACAACGAATGCATCCAAATCGACCACAACGTCCGCGAGATGCAAGGATCACAATGGCAATTGATCTAGAAGATGCTGTTAAAGGTGGAAAAAGAACTCTTGCACTACAGATGCAGGCTGGACAAAATACCATCGAAGTAGATGTTCCGCCTGGTGTAGTTGATGGCGAAAACATTAGATATCCAAAACTTGGCCCTGGCGGCCTTGACCTTGTGATACACTATCGTATGAAAAAACATCCACGTTGGCAAAGACATGGCAACGATATGCACACAGAACAGGATGTAAACCTCTGGACACTCGTAGTTGGTGGCAATATTAAAATTACTGATATAATTGGACGTAGTTTTAATTTAAATATTCCGCCAAGAACTAATCCTAGTAGTGTCATGCGTTTAGCATCATGTGGCGTGCAAAGAATCGGACACAATCCTGGCGATATATTTGTTAAAATAAATGCAAAAATTCCACATGCGATTCCAGATGAAATAATTCGTGCTATTAAGAAACACACTCAATAAATATAAAAATAAAGGAGAATCATGCAACACAGTCCTGAAATAGAACAAATACTTGCACAAGCTCATAAACTTGCCAAAGATAAAAAACATGATTATGTAACAATTGAACATCTTATGTTATCAATGGTGCAGTTTCCAAAATTCAAAAGATGTATTGAATCTTTTGGTTCCAGCACTGATGATATTATAAGTGATCTAACACTGTACATTAATTCTCAAACTATGTTGGTAAGCAATCCAGTAAAATCAGATCCAAAAAAGACTAACGCACTGGAAAGAGTTTTTAACCGAGCACTAACACAAGTGATGTTTGGTGGTAGAAGAAGCATGGAAACTATTGATCTATGGCTGGCAATAATGGCTGAGACTAACAGTCATGCGGCCTATTACATGTTGAAACACGGCGTAACTAAACAAGAATTTGTAATGCATTGGCAAAGTTCGTATGATGGAAAATCAAAAGGTGGTGAAATAGAAATTTCGCATGCAAATGATATACTAGAAGAACACTGCATAAATGTTAGTAAACTTGCCAAAGACGACAAACTTGAACCAGTTATTGGAAGAGAAAACGAAATTGAACAGATAGTTACAGTTCTTGCTAAAAGATTTAAAAGTAATGTTCTGATGGTAGGTGATCCAGGAGTAGGTAAAACTGCTATTGCTGAAGGACTTGCTACACGTATAAATGCAAATACTGTGCCAAAGTTTCTAAAAAACTTTGAGGTATGGGGTTTGGAAATAGGCAGTCTACTTGCTGGCTCAAAATATCGTGGGGAATTTGAAGAAAAACTCAAAGACATTATTGCCGCTTTAGAATCAAAAAAGAACTGTATACTTTTTATTGATGAAGCACACACCATGAAAGGTGCTGGATCAACAGGTGGAAGCAGTTTGGATTTTTCTAATATGATAAAGCCTGCTATTACCAAAGGCAATCTCAAAGTTATTGCAAGTACAACTTGGGAAGAGTTTTACGAAAGTTTTGAAAAAGATCGTGCTTTGATGCGACGCTTTTATAGAGTAAGTATCAATGAACCAGACAGAGACACAACTGTAAAGATCTTAGAAGGACTACGTCCTAGGTTAGAAAAATTCCATAATGTGCAAATTGACAAATGTGCAATCGTTAAAGCAGTAGATCTTGCAACAAGATACATGAATGATAAGAAAAACCCTGATAAAAGTATTGATCTAATAGATGGAGCATGTGCAACTGAACGTGTAAAAGATCGAGAAGGATTGGTTATAACTGAAGATTTGATTGACAGGCAGGTTGCAAAGATTGCAAATATACCCGAAACAAAGGTAGCAAGTGATACTAGTGAAAAAGTACAGAATTTAGATAACAACATAAAAGAAAAATTGTTTGGTCAAGATCATGTTGTAGATGAGGTACTTGAAAGACTCTATGTAAACTATGCTGGTATAAGTTCTCCAAATCGTCCAATGGGTGCATTTTTATTTCTTGGTCCAACTGGTACAGGAAAAACTGAATTTGCAAAGTTGTTAAGCAGTAATTTAGAAATGGAATTGTTGCGTTACGATATGAGTGAATATCAGGACAAGCATACCGTTAGCAGTCTTCTTGGCGCACCTCCAGGATTTGTTGGCTACGATGACAGCACACTAAGTGGTGGCAAACTGATTTCAGATATCAGTAAAAATCCTTATAGTGTACTGTTGTTTGATGAAATAGAAAAGGCTCATCCTGATGTAGCAAATATATTTTTACAAATGATGGATGAAGGAAAAATTACTGGTTCAAATGGAAAAACTGTTGATGTAAAAAATTGTGTTATAATACTCACATCAAATCTTGGTGCAAGAGATAACGAAAACAACAACATTGGGTTTGGTCAAGAACTTGTTCGTACTGGTAGCGAAGATAAAGCAGTGAAAGAGTTTTTCAAGCCTGAACTACGCAACAGATTAGATCTTATAGTAAAATTTAAAACATTAGAACCAATGGCAATAAAGAAAATTGTAGCTAAATTTATCAATGAACTTAGAGCAAATCTAAAACAAAAAAATATCAATATTATTGTTACAGAAGCAATGGTCGACTACCTTGTCAAGGTTGGATACGATCCAAAAATGGGTGCAAGACCGTTAGGTAGAAAAATTGATGAAATCATCAAAGTTCCGTTAAGTAAGAAGATACTTTTTGAAAAACTACAGAACGTTCATGTAACTGCGGATGTTTGGTTCAAAGGCAAACGTGCAAGAATTACCCTTGACACCAAACCAAAAGGATCACCAGCCGATGCTTTCATTGACACAAATGGTATTGTAACTGTGAACGAAACACAAGAATAGGAACGGATAAATAACAGCATGGCAAAGATAAACACAACATCAATTACAATAACACTTAGCGAACTAGTACGTGACGATGCTCCTGCAAGAGACATACTAACTGCTGACACGATTTCACAGTTAGAAGCAGTAATTACGCAACTAGCAACTGAAGGCGGAAGTGCAAACGTTCTTGTTGAACTAACAAAAGCAGAGTAATATGAAGTCCAGCAGCCTTGAATTAATTCCTGCAACAGAATATCTACTAGGAACACCAGCAACTATTGTTGGTACTAGACAAAAAGGTGTGGGCTATTATGGTGGGCAAGGCAACAGTCAACAGATTAGATTTAAATGTGATGATTATCCAGGACAGGTAATCATACAAGCAAGTTTAGATACAGACCCAAAAACTTCAGACCCAACTGGTGAAATTCCTTACAATATTGCAACCGACTGGGCAGACGTTTACACGTTTCCAGGTGATAGTGCTGACTTCTCAAGTCTTGCATCAGTTGATATAAGTATTACTTTATACGGCAAATACACGTGGGTTAGAGCAGTGGCAATTGGTTTTACCGAAGGTGAAATTGGCCCAATAACAATGAGTTACTAGGAACAAGCAATGTTAAAAAAAGTAGTGATCATACCAGGAGGGTTTCATCCTTTCCATGCAGGACACAAAGCATTGTATGATGCGGCAGTTGCTCAGTTTCCTAAAGCAGATGTATTCATTGCCGCAACAGATGATAAAAGCAACAGACCTTTTCCATTCAAATTAAAGAAATCACTTGCTGGTATAGCAGGTATTCCTGCACATAGATTTGTGCAAGTAAAGTCGCCGTTTCAACCACGAGAGATCACAGACTTGTATGATCCAGAAACAACACAACTTATTTTTGTTCGTAGTGATAAGGATTCAGGTGTAACACCGTTACCAGGTGGATTTAAAAAAGATGGCAGTGCAAGTTACCTACAACCATTAAAAAGACAAAAGCCAGAAAACATGAAACAACATGGGTTTATGACTTATCTACCAACTGTACAGTTTGGTCCTGGAATGACCAGTGCTACAGAGATACGTGGCAAGTGGCCAGGAATGTCACCAGAAGAAAAAGAAGATCTGATTGTTAATCTGTATCCAATGAATTCAAAGCCAATGATCAACAAAGCAGTTGAAATATTTGATACTGTGCTTGCAGAAGAAAAAGAACAAATTACAATGCCAATGGGATCAATTAAAAAAGCAATAGAAGAAGCAGATAAAAAGTGTGGCCCAGGTGAATACTACTGCAGAATGAGCAAGAAGTGCAAGCCAATTCCAAAAGGCTATCATGTGATGCCAGATGGCGAACTGATGAAAGATTCTGAGCATAAGGTAAAAGAAACACGTATCATCAACAAGGGCGATGAAGTTGCAATACTACCAGCAGGCGGTATGGGTTCACACAGTGAAGCAAGTTTAAAAAGCAACCTTGGTGACAAACTGCGTACACTTGCTGACATGCTTGAAGACGAGAACTATGACAATCTAGAGTATGTGATTTACAAATCAGGTGCTATGGAATCACTTGTAGGCGCACTTAGACAGTATCAAAGTTTTAAAAACAAACGTGGTGCACGACCAATTAAAAAAGACGTTGAAATTGATATAAGCAACGAATCAGGATTTTCAAAAGAGTTACCAACCATTGATCAAGAGATGGACAGTTACTTCAACAGTAGAAAGACAAAGACAGAAGATTACTTGCCAGAAGATGAAACACTTCAAGAGTATGTGTTCCAAAGTCGTCCACTTAGAGTACTAGACAATGTTTCCAGACGTGATGATGTGAAAAAATTTCCAATCAAATTTGATGATGGCACACAAGTAGAAATTACTCCAAAAATGGCAAAAAAGTTTATGGAAATCTATCTACGCAAAGACACTGACATACAAAAGCTAATAGATAAAAAAATTACTCAGAAAGAAGTTTTTATACAAACATTCAATGACCTAATCAAAGGCAAACGCACAACTGGACTTACAGTTGGTGATATAAGATAAATTCAAGCCACTACTGTTAAATCATTAAATACCTATATAATTTTACCTATGAGGAACCAATGGCCGACGAGATTAAAACCACTGACGAAATTGTTACAGCAAACCAAAAAGTGGATACTGCTGATCCAAACAAAGTGCAGGTTGATGTTGACAAACTTAAAAAAACAAAAGTACATATCTGTATGCCTTGCTACGGAGGACAGTTAACAGAATCAACTTTTATGAGTTTTATACGTTGGTCAAATACCGCTAGACAATTAGGCATTGACTATACTGTAGAAACACTTACAAACGAAAGTTTGATATCACGTGCAAGAAATACCATGGTTGCAAAGTTTCTAAGCAATCCTGATAGCACACATCTAATGTTTATTGATGCAGACATTGGATGGGAGCCGTGGCATTTATTGTTATTACTGCATCACGACAAAGATGTTATTGGTGGTATGTATCCTCTTAAAGGTTTGCCTGTGAAATGGTGCGTTAACGGCATTGAAGGTGGTGCTACTGAAGATTTAGGTAGATTGCAAGAAGTCAGCAAGACTGGTACAGGTTTTATGTTGATCAAAAGACATGTGTTTGCAAAATTAGTTGATCATCCTGCAACTATTCCTTTTACCAATGACATAGGATTGGATCCTGCACTGAACAAAGACATGCGTACATTCTTCGACACTGATGTAAGAGAAGGCCGTTATTATTCAGAAGATTGGACCTTCTGTGAAAACTGGAGAGATCTAGGTGGTCAAGTTTGGATTGACAAACGTGTGTTACTTAAACACACTGGAACATACACATACGATCATGTTGGTCAAGATGCTACTTATAAAGCCTTGCATGCTGAACTCAAAGACAAAGCACCATTGGTTATAGATCCTGATCAAGGAAAAATTGAGGCAGGTCCTAGTATGCCGAAACAACAAGCAGAACTTCCACCAGAAAGACGTAGTGCAAAAGTGCTTGCTAAAACCACACGCAAAGGCAAGAAAAAGAAAGCAAGTTAACTGCTGATAAATACGTTGTTATGAAAGCAACCTGGTTTGAAAATCGAGAATTAATTACACTGTACACAGACCCTGCGTACTTTGGTGCAGATGTACCTGACAGTTATCAAAAACGTCCTAGCAAACCTGTGCCGGTGAAGAGTCTGTTTGGCTATGAGCCATCAAGCAAGATGGACGACATACATCACAAAGATGAAGTGCTACAAATTGCACTGAAGATGAAAGCAGGAACTTGGGACGGCCCGCCTATAGTTGTACGCAAAGATCCAAAAGGCTATCAAGTGTTAGATGGACATCACAGAATGCATGCGGCTCGCAAAGCAGGCATAGACACACTAGACGCAGTTGTTGTTGATGCAGAGGATATTGAATATTCAGATGAAGTCAAAGAACAACGTATTAATGAATCTATAGATCCTGTAAATAATATTCGACAGGCAATGGAGTTAGAAAGAAGAGCCGAAGACCAATGGAAAAGA